TGGGCTGATTGATTAGTCCGTGCAAGTTTAACGAGCACCATGATCCCTGCGACTTGATAATCGTGGATCGGTGTCTGTAGGTATGCACTGAGGAGCATTGCGGTGTGTTGCAGGTTATCCGCAGGGTGACCATACGATAGCCCACGATCGCGGATTGTGTCTGTTGCGGTAAGTAATATCTCATTAGCGCGCATCTGTTGTCACTCGCTGAAATGACTTAGCCACGATCAAGCCTTCACGCTTGCCTTCGTTAAAGCCTTTAGCCCAGCCTACTAAATACCATAAAGCATTAGCTGCGAGTAGCAGCACAATTATTGGCATCTCAAAGCTCATTGTATTTCCTATCTGCATCCAGTGCCCTCGACTGGCTTACAGAATTAGTGTGACAGAAGTGACCGACTAATCAAGCAGATTCTGATAACGAAATGATAACAATTCTCCCTCGTCCACAGCATCATCTAAGGTGCGCTTAATGTCAGGCGTAAAGTCGTCCATATAGGGTGAACGATCCGTCCTTGTTAATTGGCACTAAGAATGGGCTAACTCGGTCTCCATGTGTCTCAATGACTGCCACAGACATCTGCCAATTAGCACTGCCAGCCTTAAGATAAGAGGCTTTCTTTTTGTCCATAACATTTCCTGCTTCTAAGCCCCAAAGAGTCCTGTATTGGCTTCCTAAGCCTTCTGTGTAGGCACTGATGCCAGCCCTGTGAGTGTGTCCACAGACTACAGACTTACCGAACTTCTTAGCCAAGCCAAGAGCTGTAAGTCCTGCGTTGGAGTTCATCGATCCTTCGTCTCCGTGGACTAAGACCCAGCCTTTATGGAACTCGAATGGCTTTTTATGAAAACGAATCCCCAAGTCATTGAAACCCATAAAGCGGGAGTACTCGAGTTCTGGAAGTCCGATGAGGCTAGGAGCTCCTCTAACGAGAGTGTGGTATAGACGATCGGTGTGGTTGGATCTAGTGATGTCGGTAGTGCCGAGATCCCATAGGATGTTTTGAGCCAGACTTCGATCATAATCTAGCTGCCCTTCATACTCCAGATGAGTGCCTTTAGCCCACTTGGACTGAGACTGCATATCAAGCTCATCGCCTGTGTTAAGGACTAAATCGAACTTCTCGCGCTTTACTAACTTGATAAGATTCTTCACTGCTTGCTCATGATGAAATGGAATCTGAAGATCCGAAATCACCAGGTATCTGCGTTTAGTCATCATCCTCATCTTCGTAATCCCCGAACTTCTCAGGGTCAATGGGATCAGGCAGAATCCAGTGAGGATAGGCTTGCGGTTCTGTGATCATGAACATGGCAATGTCCTCTGCGAAACCTGCTCGCTTTAATGAACAGAAGTACTCATAAAGTCCAATGCAGTAAGCATCGAGCTTTGAGTAACCTTGTTCCTCTAACGCCTTAGTTGCTTTTCTTGCCATAGCACAATGCTACCTGTCAAGCAATATGTTATAGATCTCATCGACTCGCGTGTTGAGTCTTTTGATCTCAGATAACAGATGTGTGATTACATAGCCAGACAAGCCACCGAGTGCTGCAATGGTGGCAAGGTAAAGCGTGAAGAAGTCGCTCTGTGTCACTTCTTAATGCCCATAGAAGGATCATTAGGTGAGAGGTAACGAAGCACCGGTGGAAGGATTGATGCGATACCTGCTGCGATAAGAGCCTGTGGATCTGTGACCCCTGCTGCATACATTGAGATTGCTGCTACTAAGAAGGCTCTAGCCCAAGATCCTGCTGCTGTCTTTAGTTCATTCATTAGATGCTCCTAACATAGGTACTTGAAAAAAAGCCCCATCATTGTCAGCTTCTTTCTTAAAGCTAACATGCATGTGCTTAGTGTGTTTGTTAGCCCCTGTGTATGTACGCCACTTCCAGTTGAGGATGTGGGAACAGATTCGTCCATCGTAAATGATGTAACTAATACGCTTGTCTGCTTTTGATTTGGACAAGGTGCGAAGCTGATCAGCAAGATCTCCCATGATGTCGGGCTTCCCACTTTTGTGGAGATCTTTGTCCACATCAATGGCACGAACCCAACCCTGCTCATCTGGATTATGATCTGACTTGCGAGCAGCGTGTCGGGTATCACCGATCCAACCATCCGATGTGCGGTCACGATCTGGGAACGAATCATCGAACTGTTCGCGTAGCTGTATCGCAGCCTTAGACAGTCTTGGCTTCATTAGCCTTTAGTTCATCGTAGACGGACTTAGGCATTGAGGTGAACTCTCCATTGCCTCTGTCGATGATTGCGTGTTCTTGGATTTTCCCAGTTACTTCATCAAGAACTTCAATGATTTTAACATTACTCATAGTTCTGCCACCACTCCAATGTAACCAGCAGCCCCGTTAGGCTGGATTCTGTAAAATGCGCCTGTCGTTGCGCCTGAGACTGTTGTGCTTAATTCCAGCATCGATGTGCTTGAACGAATAAGTGCTAATGCTGAAACTGACAAGAAACCAAACCCACTAGTGCCACCGCCATAAACCGAAAGATTCGCGTATTCAATAGACGATGCTGCTGCTCTTAATGTGACAGGTAATTGCAATGTGTTAGTCGTTGCAGTAGTGCTAGTAGCACCGCCAATGTTAGTCAAAGGCACATAGTTATCTGCGCCTGCTGTAATTCTGAAATAGTAACGCTGACAAGCCGCCAACTCAGTTTGTAATGTTGGAGTGGCTAGTGCCCATGTTGTGCTAGTGCCCGCATTAAACTGAACCTTGGATAATGTTTTAGTCGCTGCTGATGCCGTAAATTCCACAATAACATTCGCAGTACCATCAGCCGTAAAAGTAACTGGAGAAGCTGCATAAGATGGTGGAGTGCCGCCTGAATTGTACACGCGAGCTGTGGCTGTACCTGTCCAAGAAAGAGTATAAGTGCCCGCAGGTACAAGACCTTGCTCGATAACTTGTTGTAATCCACCGCTTGCATTAATTGTGATTGATTGACCTTGAGTTGAAGCTGTAAATGTTAAGGTTGTGTTTGTGTAATTGGACTTCCACCGATCAAATCCATAAGTACCAGAAGATAGATTATCTCCTGAAACATAAGCTCGTTGATTTAATGCAAAATTAGAATTGAGTAACAAATTAACAGAAGGCACAACTGGCGTTGCCCAAGCAAGACCAGTTGCAGCAGTTGAATCTGCTGTCAAAACTTGTCCATTAGTTCCTACCGCTAGGCGGGCTGGAGTGTCGTTTGCAGTAGCTGCAATCAAATCGCCCTTAGCATCAACGATTGCATTCTGTATAGCGTTGCTGTCATCCTGTGCAACCCATGAGAAGTCCATGTCTGTGTTCGATGCCTTAGCAAGGACTTGACCAGTAGTGCCACCCTTAAGATCGACCAGAGAAGCATCGATAGAATCGCCTAGAGTCTCAATGGCTACTGCGCCATCCTTGACTAGGTCAGTACTGGTTGGTACTGCCCAACCAAAATTAGGGGTTGTTGTTGCCATTAGGTTAGAGCTCCGATCGCTTTAGACCACTGTAGTGTACCATTTACGCCACTCCAAATGGTGTTAGTTGGAATTACTGTTGCCCATGTCGGGGCTATAAGAGAGAAGTCTGTAGGTGAGACATAGATAGTCGCATCAACAAAAGTTGGTGTGGCTCGCATAGAAATGCCCTCTACAAAGCCTGAGAAGTACCCCTCGAACATGTTAAAGGGTAGGTTAGTAATTACTACAGGCTCGCCAAAGAAAAGGTTAATTAGGTCATCTCTGAGGGAATCTGGCATAAGAGGATTGTCAAGTCTAAAAGTAATCTGGTCGAGCTGTGTTCTAGGTGTTGAGCGCAGGGCTAGATCGCGCTCGATGATGTCCTCAATATCTGCAAGAAAGCGGATATTAGAATCAAATGTTCTTTGGTAGCGACCATAAGTGGTAATTGAAACATCGTCTGTTGCTGAGTATGTGCTGCCATAGTCATTGCCATAGCGAACGATCTCGCTGTTGCGGATCTTGCCGATCTGGAGGATTGACTTAACGCTGGCAGGGGAAGCGTAATTGCCGTCTAACTGGGTTGAGCCGTTAGCTGCTAAGTAGTTGCTTCTATGATCTGCATCAGCATATGAGATTCGACCCTGCTTGTCCTCGTAAAGCGTTCCGAGTGCGCTGTCTGCTATCTGTTGGACTAAGGTCTGAGTGTTGCGATCTGCTGCACTGAGGTTGTCCATCTGATAAAGACCAGCATCGATCTCGCCCAAGCCCACATTCTCAGCATTAGCCCATGTAGTAGTTGGATCGTAATTGACCCATTGAAGTGCAGGTGCTACTTCGATCCATTCATTGACTAACAGTTCCTGTAAGATAATAGCGATCTGCTCGCCATCTAGATTGTGTGCCACAGAATCTGTGTAGATCGCCTTAGGCAGTTTAGCCAGAGCACCGACTGCAAGGATTGACCCGAGAGTTACATATCCGATTTCTTCTGGGCTTCTGACTGAGGTTGAGAAGTCTGACACTGTGCCACCGAATACAGGCACATAAGTGCCACCGCTATCTTTGAGCTCTAAAGTCAGGGAATCTGTAACATCTATGTCAAAGAGGGCATTAGTGGAGTTGATGATGTCCATGCGGGCATAACCTGCTTGACATTGGCGATCGATATCAATGCGACCTGTAGTAAGACTTACCCCAGTTACATTGGTATAGACAATCGTTCCGACTGTGATGCGCCACTCTGGAAGCCATGTCATACGGCTAGAAGTCCTGTAGAGCTAGTGCCTCGCTGATATGACTGACGGATCACATCTTCTACAGCTCTAGCGATAGCTTCTGGATCACCGACTCCAGTATTGACTGTAATGTTTGTGCCACCTGAGCCACCGCCTGAACCGCCTCGGTTCATGTAAGGGCTATAGCCACCGAAGTCACCGACTGAACTCTGGTAAGCAATGAGGTCGCGTAGATCTTGAGCATTCTGCATATCTAGTAGATCTGCGAAAGCATTGGCACGAGCTGAGGCAGCATCTGCATATTCAAGAATAGCCTCAATAGATCCGCCCGCTGTTGAGATAGGCGCAATAAAGTCTCCTGCTGGAATGCCTGATCCTAGTGATCCGCTTGTCGGAATCTTGGCTTTACTTTCGGTATTGGCTTTAGAAAGCAAGTCCAGCATCTCTCGGATCTTAGCAAGGGCTGCATCTAGGTTGCCTAGATTGATTAGATCGGCTGGCTTAAGACCTTCAAGGATAGATTTAATATCTTGAAGTTTTACATTCTGACCAGACAGTGCGTTAAAGATTTTGACATCTTCATTAAGTCTCTTGGTTGCAGCAGTGATGGCTGCTTCATCTTTAGCAGCAATAGCATCTTCTAGATCTGACATCGACTTTTTGATGTTTAGGCGAGCCGTGTCATTGGCAATCTGTAATCTTTGAGTGTCTGTTGTGGATCTGGCTAACAGCTCTGCTTGATTCTGGAGAGCTGCTGCATTCTGGATCTTCTCCATGTCAAAGACTTCTTCACCCTTGCCAAGAGCAAGGTTCGCCTTATCAATGGCCAGTTTTAATTTAGCAGCCTTTAATGCTTTTATTTCTTCTGCTGTAAGTTTCTTTTTAGCCCCTAAAGTCTTGACAACATACTCAGCTTGAAGTCTGGCTAGATCTGCTAATCCCTGTGCCTGTACACCGCTACCAGCAGCGACTTGACCCATGCCTCTTAAGATCTCTAGATAAGTACCAAGAATCGGAATCATTCCAACATTTAATCCAGAAACCCCGGGCAATGACTTTAACTTTTCTGTCAGTTCGCCAACACCACGAATGACATCGGCAATGTAGATCGCTGTATTCTGCATGGCACTTGCTAGGTTATCGACTGAGTCCTGTTCGCCTAAGCCTTTAAGAGCATCAATTAAACCTGTACCAATGATCTCAGAAGCGTTAGCAGCAGCAACGCCTAACTTATCGATTGAGCCCTGAAAAGTGTTAGCAGACTGTGTTGCAGCTCCCGCGAATGTGGTCTCCAGTTGTCCGATAATATCCTCGAACTTGCCAGCCTTAAGATCTGCTTTTGAGATGCCAACACCTAAACGAGACAGCGCAGCATTATTACCCAGGTATGCACGACTTAACGCTCCTGTAACCGATGCTAAATCTTTGCCAGTTGCAGCACTTATGTCTAATGAAAGATTGAGAAGTCTTTGTGCTTCGTTAGTGTTTTGTGTTGCTACCGCTAATGTCTGATACGCAGGACGCAGCTTGTCATCAAGGATGCCGAACTCGCTTTGTAATCTCTGGATGTACTCCTCAGAAGATGCGGCATCTCGACCGAGTCCAACATTCTTAAGAGCTAGGGCTAATTGCTTCTGCGCCTTCTCATCTTCTGCTGCTGCTTTAATGGCAGCCTTACCATAAGCAAGAATCTGCTGTCCACCAAAAGCCAGACCCAATGCCCCTGCCAATTTCTTGACATTCTTGGTCATCTTGTCTGTTGCTGTTTCGGCTTGCTTAAAGCCTTTCTTGCCAGTGAACTCGGCAGCAATGTCAATAATTACATTAGCCATGATTAGCCTCTCACTGTTGCTCTTTGATTAAGTTTAGTGCCTGCTGTTGCAATGGCTTTAAGAACGCCTTGTCTAGCCTTGCCATTATTCTCATCATAGGCACGATAAAGCAAGCGACCTTGCATTCTATCTTTACCCTTGAGAGGCGCACGAAACTTGCCATCTTGATTGAGAACGAATGGACTCTCAGGGGTAACCTTGCCCATTCTTTCGTAGATTGATCCAGCTCTGCTCTTGTTAAATACTTGAGCAAGCGATCTAAATCCTCTGGAGTTAGGCTTTGATGGACTTGTCTTAAAACCAATTTTAGATTTAACCTCAGAAGGATTAAAGGTAGGGAATGTTCCCTCAGACATCTGCCGTGGCAGCCATCCGCTTAACACTTCTCCGCGATCTGGAACATAACCTTTAGCCGATTTAGAAATTGGTGTAATGGCTATCTTGATTTCCTTCTGGGTTTCCTTAGCAAGATCTGGAGCATAAGAGCGCAAAGCTTTACGGAGTTCAATGCCGCCTTTTACGCTTGCTGGCATCGCTCACCTCTTTCGCTTCATCCTTGAGCCCTTGCACTAATGCATCGAGCATGGTCTTATCTAGATCTAATAACTGCTGTGGCGCGATTCCCAATCTAATGCTTAGCCTAGCAATTAGATAGGTGAACGGAAGATCGCGCTTTAAGCTAAAGGGTCAGAGTCTAATACCTCAACACTCTTAAGTGTCTCGATAA